TTACTTCTTTAATGATTCAATTGTCTTCTTGCCGACGATTCCGTCCTGAACAAGGCCGTTCTCCTTCTGATATAAGAGAACTGAGAGCTTCGTCTGCTTTCCAAAGATGCCATCTGTCTTAAGGCTGGCTCCATGCTGATTGAGTTCCCACTGAAGCCACTTGACGGAGCTTCCCCTTGATCCTTCTCTTAAAGGGAATGTCGTGAGCGTGTATGGATTGACGAGCTTTACTTCCCCGGAATCGTACTGAGTGAGATTGTAGGTCTTACTGTTAAGAATGTCCATAATGGCCTTAACATAGTCCGGGCCTGTTGCATAGCCTCCTGCTATGATCCCCTCAATACACTTCTTCGGTGTTGGCTGATTTAAGGCTCCCTTGTACCTCTTACAATGGCAGAGCATATCGAAATAGTCCTCTGTTGCATCAGCTACACTATCGTAAGCTCTGAAGAAGTCTGTTATCTTTGTGGGGTTCTTGCCATCATAATATTCTGTGGTACCGGTCTTATAAGCTTTACCCTTCCAGGCTGTTCCGAAATGGTAAGCGCTCTTTCCGACCTTGATTCCAAATAGGGCATTTGCCCTCACCATCTTCGCCGATGTGCCCCATCCGCTCTCATGGATTGCCTGAGCTATACATACAGATGCGTAGATCTGCCCCTTGTGCTTCTTGGCCTGCTCAATGGCAATCGGTACGATCATATTAAGAAATGTCGCTCTCTGCACTGCTGTTGTTCCCATTTTTGTCCTCGCTCTTCATAATAAAGACTGCAGTTTCAATGAGTTCAGATAACTGCTTCTGTGTGATCCTTATTCCGTTATTGTTGGCCCATGCCGTTATCCTGACCAGGACCTCTTCTTTCTTATCCTTTCCGAATATGAAATTCGGATCCTGCTGGACTGATTTAACAGCTTTAAGTATCTCATCAAAGAGGTTGTCGCTAACCATCTTTGCAAGCCTGATCTTCAGGTATGGCAGGACATATCTCATGAGAAGAAGTGTTGAGCCTGCCACTATGATCTGTATTATGGTGTATAGAAAATCATTCATGTTTAATCACTCCTTTTGAGTTTATGTTTCTTTATCAAGGCGCATAAAAGCGTCTCGCCTCCGAATGCTGCATAGAGGCATGTCGTTAATGTGTCGTGGGTTATCCCTGTTATGGTGGAGCAGATAAACTCCGCCAAAGTATAGAGGATAAGGACAGAAAAAGAGAATATCAGATACTTGTCGAGATCTGGGAGCATTCTCTTTTTCTGAAGCCTTTCTATCCCGGATTCAGTTTTCTTCCGAAAAATGTTCTTCATGAAGTTCGTCTATCCTCTTGTGCGCTGATGAGGCCTTCTGCTCAACTTTAATCAGTCTCTCCTTCATCTGATCGAAGTCTGCCTTAAGCCCCTTGAGCTCGGTTTTGAAATCCGCCTTAATCTCCTTAAGATCTGACTGCATTAATTCCATCTTTGTGAGAATGGCCTGAATCTGAGCCCCCTCGCCTTTTTGATCGCCCTTTACGTTCCGCCACAGTGCCAGCGCTGCGATCAGAAGAGAGAGGACTGTAGCTGCATCTTTAAAATCAAACATTTATTTCCTCCTTCAGTAAGGCGATATGGTTTATCTGTTCAACTTCTTTGCTTTTATCCAACTCCTCGGCCGGTACATATTGCAGAAGCAAAAGGAACAGGCTATCGATAATGTCGGCCTGTTCCTTTATGATTGTATTCTGCCTGTCTACCAGCTCGGGAATTGCCTTACTCTTCAGAGATGACATACTCATAGCCATCTACCATGAGATTTGTGTCAACATCTGCACGGTATCTCTCATAAGGCCTTCTCTTGGGATTTACGAAATAGGCTTTGTACTTGGCCTTTCCCTGTTCCTCCGATTTGTCAGCTGCTTCCTCGATCATTCTTGTGATAAATGCGATCATGATTTTACTCCTTTCTTTTTTAATATTTTTATAGGCTATTAGCCCATAAGCTCGGGAATTACTTCTGTGAGAAGACTGTCGAGAGTCTGAGACGTCTCCGTTACGAGATTGCTCAGCATCTCATTCTCTTCTGTGAGCTGCTTGGTGTTCTTAGGGATTGTCCCTTCGTATTTCTCGAACTTGCCTGCATTATAGATGTACTTTCCAGGCTCATAATCTGATGGAACGACGTCGCAAGAGATCACGTCTGAAACGTTATAGAAATCATCTACGATGGCAGAGCTTACAAGCTGCTTCACGTTGCCATCAGAACCAATTACTCCCAGGGCATCTCGCTTCCTGGGAACAATTATCTTCTTGCCGGTCTTCTCATTCCGACCAACAAACTTACACTCGTCCGTGACGTCTATCACAATACGAGCCACATTGACATGAATAAACATTCCTCTCCTCCTGTTCTATGAATAGCTCATTGTAAAGCTCATCCATCTGTTTGATTGTCCTATACTCATTCTTATACTTCTTTGAATAGTTCTTAGAGGTTGCTGGAGTGTGCTTCAGGTAGCCTCTCCAGGAGGAGTATTGCTGCCTTACTATGCTATAAGGGATTTCTCCTTCGTCCAGCATCTTTCTGAACTTCTTAAGCATCCTTCGCTCATGGGTGATGTTCCGGCGATTGTGCCTTGTTATCACCTTTCCCGAAGGTAAAGGGATATATCTTTTCTTGAGGAAGGTGAAGCCCTTTGTGATCTTTGTAATATAGGTCTTCCTTTCAGATAGCGTTATCCCTAACTTCTTTGTGATGATCCGAATGTCATTTAAGACCTTCTCAGCTTCTTCCTTCGTCTCCACCAACAGATAGAAGTCATCATTATATCTGTGATAGTGCCTTATCCTCAGGACCGTCTTGATATAATGGTCTAGTGCATTCGGGACTGATATTGCGAAGATCTGATTAAGCTCGCTACCAAGGCCGAGGCCTCTTGGCCCATAATGAGATATGCTCTTTCTGACAAATTCGTAGTAGCGCTTATCATCAAAGAGCTTATCGATGATCCCTGAGAGGACATCATGATCTATGCTGTCGAAGAATGATGAGAAGTCTCCGACTATTACATATCCATTCCATCCGTGAGCGTGGTACCAGCTGCGCAAGTGTTTCAAGGTCCTTAGTCTTGCGTAGTCTGTTCCTCTACCTTTAAGGCTTGCGCTGTTGTCATAGATGAGGCTGTTCTTCATCATTGGCACGAAAGAATTAAAGGCCAGGCTCTTCTCGATGCATCTTTCTGAGATGTGGATGCTTCGGATCCGGCGCTTCTTTCCTCTTTCGAATATGTCGAACTGAAAGAAGCCTTTGAAGGTGTCCTCTCTGGCCGTAAGCTTTCTGTGGATCTTAAGCGTATTCCGATAGAGATTAAATCCATATCTCTGAACAGAGGACTTCCATCTCACATTCTTTCTGCATATCAGATAAGCCTTAGCAAGTTCTTTGACCGATATCGCTTTATCATAATCTCCGTAGAGCTTATTGAGCTCATGTCTTCTCTTAAGCCTTTTGGCTTTCCTCCTCTGATATCTCAACTCATGTCTTTCTTTAGAGTTCATCCTGCACAGCTTCCTTTCTTTGGCCAATAGCTGCATAGCTCACAGACATGAAACAGGGTGCCAATCCTGCCATGCAAGAAGCGTCCGTCTGTGAGACGTCATGATGTAGTATTTACCCTTTCGGGAAGGTTATAGGCTCCTTCATTACTTCCTTTGCCAATGATTTCACTCATACGAGCTACTTTGTCGATGCCTTTGTAATGAATCAGGGGAGCACGCCATTAGAGTTGCTGGCGTTGTTGTTGTTCGGAGCGCCGGATGTGTTGACATTGCAGAAATTGTTGCTGTTGCTGACATTCGGAGAAGCCAACCACACGTTCACGGCGGTAATAGCCCATAGCCTTTATTCTTTCTTAATCCTCGCTTTGTCCGATTCTATCCATTTCTTTATAAGAGCCTCCTCTTTTGAGAGGGATTCTCCCAGGTCCTTCAGTGTTCCTTCCGGGATTGAGAAGCCGAGCTCCTCTGCGAGCATGAACTTTCTAAAGAGGGAATCCACTTTCGAGAGTGCTTCCTTCTGATAGGTGAGTCTCCTTTTATAGAAATTCTCATTGAGTGGAAGTGCGTTCGCTGTCTCGATGTGGTCTACGAGCTTATGCGCATCTTCGATGATGCTCGTCGTGAGAATGAATCTGTATCTCTTCGGAAAATATTTCTCGTTCATGCAGAGCTTTATAATCTGAACCTCCAAGTTCCTCGCTCTGTCCCTTACTTCGAAGGGCGACTCTGTTCTGAATCTTGCAAGAACTGACATGTTTTCTCCTTATGGGGCTGCAAGTGTGCAGCCCCGATTGACCTGATTTACTCCTTTGCTCACGCTTCAGGAGCAATTCTGAAGCAGGGGAGCACGCCATAAGAGTAGCTGGCGCCGTTGTAGTTCGGAGCGCCGGATGCGGTGACATAGCAGAAATAGTTGCCGCTGCCGACATTCGGAGAAGCCAACCACACGTTCACGGCGGCTCCATTGGCTCCCTGTGTTCTTACTCTTGAGGCGTTGTCTGTAAAGATCGGGTACATATTGTTGACGGCGTTCTCAGCGCTGCCTGAATAAGTTATCTGTCCGAAGACTTCCTTTTCTGTAGGGATCCATATCTTGTCTTCAGCCGTCTGAAGAGTGTTTGACTGAGATCCTATAGTTGCCTTGACAGGCTTTGCAGAGATGACTGCCTGAAGGTCCTCAGGAAGTGTCAATATGAATGTATTGTTGAGGAAGTTTCTGATATCAGAGTTATTCCATCCTCCAGCATTCGTGTTTGAAGTGTGATGCTGTTTAGTTACGGCCATGCAGTATGTAGGGATGAAATCAACTTCTCCCTGGCCATAAGTATTGACATTGGCCTCATAGATAAGTGTCTCGTTTGTTGAGAGCTCAACGGTGAAGCGGTCGCCGTTGCTAATGTACTCTGCAGCTTTTCCGGCATCGATAATCTTCTTGATTCCGGCCCATGTGTCTGTCCTGAATCCAAGATCGAGAAAGTGTGTTTCTCCGCAATCCATCTCGAAAGTGTCCTCTATTCCGTTGAGGCTTGCTTTGTACCTTGCAAAAGCAGGAAGGAATATCTCGCAATACCCATTGCTCCCGATGGTTCCTGTCATAACTGCGTTTGTTATAAGGTTCCTGACTGTTACTGTGTCGCCTACCATGCTGGACTCTTCTGTCAGCACAATAAGTTTTCCATACATCTGACTCATGTTTCCCTCCTTAGTTTCCTACTACTGTCTCTAAAATATCTCCATTATTGGAGTCTATGCTCGTCGTTTTGGTTGACAGGAGTGTTCCGTTGTTTGAATAGAGCCTGTCTACACATATGGCATTTGACGGGAATGAGGTTATAACATACTGCCCGTTCTGATAGGTTGTCCTTATGGATCCATCGGCATTGAAGTGAACCCTCTTCCCGACGAAATCAAGAGCAAAATCCGCTGCTCCTGTCACAAGCGGAAATGTAGTAACAAGATTTGTGATTGTCGTTGTTCCGACTGTGAAAGTGCAGAGCTGGATGTCATACTGACCATTGGAGAAGTTTGCGTCCTCGTCCTGAGTTAAGACGTCCAGGGTTGCTCCTGTGTTCACTACGATATCGATAGGAGTTCCGCTCGATAAGTCAAAATGAACATAGATCTGGCCGAGCTTGGTCCCGGATTCTGTCAGAGGGATTGTCTCGTCATGCTCGAAGATCTCGAACAGAGCCCCCTTTACAATTCCGTAGCCGGCGCCGATGTGAATTGTGTTTCCTCCTGAGTATGTAACCTCACAGCCTTTGATGATTCCGCTTGTATGAGATACGTCATACATGATCCTGTCATCCTTGGCCGTGACATTCATCTCATCATATTGTTTGATTGAAATGTAGTCGCTCATTTAAGCCCTCCCTTTTAATGATTTTGTAAGCTCAAGTCTTATCGTTCCAAATATAAGGACGATAGTGTCTTCTATCTCTCTTCCTGAGAGAATGGAAGTGTAACTATTGCCTTCGCTTATGACATTTACTACCTGGCCAATTTTCAAGGCTGTCGGCTTTATCATCTCATCATCTGCTGCCACTTCCAGCTCGATGAGGTTGTCGTATTTATTCTTGGAGAATGTCTGAAGCGCCTTTGTGTAGGCCTTATCTTCAAAGAGAGCAGCTGCTGTTGTCTCTCCATAAGTTTCTGCGTCCGAAGTCTCAGCCCATGCCTCAATAGCAAGCTCAAACTCATCTCCGTCATCTCCCCAAGTCTCATCTCCGACAACAATATTATCGGCGTCGTATATGAGAGAATCCCCGGAATTGTAGGACCATCCAAAACTCATGAAGGAGTTGATGTCGGCCAGCTTCTCAAGAGCTGCGTCGATATCCTCCTGCGTTCTCTCTTCAGGATCTATCCTGTTGTATGACTTTATCTTTGAATAGTCGTCTTTTAGCTCCTTGGTCTTTCCATCAATGCACTTTGCGTTATTGTTGGCCGATACTGTGAGATTCTTATAGTTGACCGGAATAACCCTGTCCTCGTTCGTGTGATCGAAGGTATCGTCAGAATGAAGATAATAGACTGTGCTCCGCTCATAGTCCTGAGTGTTCCATATGTTGACCTTGTTGATCCTTTTCTTGACCTTTCGGATCGTTACCGTCTCATCGATAATGTTGGGAAGCGCAGTCTCGATTGTTATAGGGTCCGCTTCGTTCTTTGTGATCTGGACAAGGATCTTTTTATTGTTGAAGTCGAAGCTCCATTCGAGAATGATTCCGTACTGTGTGAAGGCTGGGATGATAAGGTCATCCAGGATATTAATAAAAGCCACCTCTCTAACAGGTGGCTCTTCGTTCTCTTTCGGCTCATTCTCTATCTCATAATCAAAGGTCCAATTGCTCGTCTGCGATACTGCCTCGATTTCAATAGGCAGCCTTTGACAGATATCACTATTTGTCACATAAAGCTCATCCATCCGGGCCTTCATATACTGTTCCATTGTCCCCGTGATCTCAGCAACATCGATAATGATTTCTGAGTCGAAAAGAGCCTCTACCGATAAGAAGGTGACTTCTGTTGTTCCGTCGTCCTTCGCTTTTACATCAGAGATGATTCCGGCATATTCTTCGCCGTCTCTGTATAGCCTTATGATGGAATTAGCGTTTATCCTTGCGTCTGATGTGACAACGATCTTGGCCTTCTCAGGATCTAAGTAGTCCTCTTTATACTTGATCTTGTCGGCGCAAGTATTAAAGAGAAAGTTGAAGTTGCTGTCAAATAACTCTACATTAAACTGTTTCATACTCTAAATGCGCCTCTACCGCAAGCTCTAACGTGTTTGTTCCATCGTGACCGATAGAGAATCTGTTCGTTCCCTTCTCTAGGAAAAAGAATCTGTCTGTCGAGAAGTCTGACAGCTGGTAAAGGTCTGCTATCAGATTATTTGAAGAATCATATTTCTTGATAGAGTAGGGAGTTTTTGTTGTATCGATAACGATTCTCTGTCCGCCGGTCATTGAGACATTGACTGAGCCTTCGTGCTTTAAGACTCCATTCACATACTGCCTCCATACAGGATTCTCGCAACTGCCTATAATGGTTATCTTGCAAGGGCTCTCCTCTGTGGTATCTGATTCTATAGTGACGTTGTTCGCAGCGTCTCTTCCGTAGGTGTACGGATATGAGAAAGGATAAACCTTACCACGGCGCACAACTGCATCGTTCCTCTGAAGGATAATCCGGCGCCAACGGGTAAGCCTCTTGAAAGAGACATCGACCTGAAGAGTTGAAGTCTTCGCGTCGATCTCCTCCTTCTTGATCTCCTCCAGGCTGACATTCGCAATGTACTCAGTCCCATTCGGATTATAAACAAGTATCAGAGGCTCAACCTGGGTGAAGAGCACGAACTCCTGATACTTGTCATATAATTTGTTTCCTGTGAAAATAACTGTACCGGTAGGATTCTGAGGATTGCTCACTACTTTGGTCCTTATAAAGCTGGGGCCAACCTGAGAATACTTATTCTTGAATTTAAGGCCGAGTCCCTTTGGAGAGTTGAGCCAATGCTCAACGTCCATAAGGGAATATTCAGCTCCGTTCCCGTTTCTTAAATAAAACCGTCTCATCTATGCCTCCATTATCCAAAAGCTTCGCCGAGCGCCTGATCTACTTTAGCAACAAGGCCACTGATATCTACTGAGGCGACAGCCTCTTCGCACATTGCCTGAATCGCAGAGGTAACTAGGGATGTTCCGTCGGTGATTCCCTGAGCGAGGGATTCATCAACTGACATTCCCATGTCGTACCATACCTGGAAGCGCGCCGTGTCGTCAGACCATTTCCAAGCTTCTTTAAGCTTCTTGACTGCATTGTCACCCATAGTCTGAACAGCTGTCGTGAGCTTAGGCTCGTTTGTTGTAACCGCCGTCGTCATATCGGTTATGGTCTGCGTGGTTGCAGTCGTCATTTGCTCTTTATGAGTGTTGGCGTCTGCTTCCTGCTGCTCCCAAGATGCCTGAAAGGCTGCTTCCATTTCAGGAAGGCTTACATCCAGCGCTTCAAGCGCCATGTCGATTGCTTCTGACGATCCTGTTGAGAGAGCTTCGTTGAGATCTGCAAGGCCATCGATAAGGTCCTGCGTCTCCTCAAAGGCTGCACATGCTTCCTTGAAAGCTTCTGCAGCTTCTCCACCTTCATTAAAGGCGTTGACAAGATTCTCAAGTTCGCCTGCTGCCTCTGGCCCTGCGCTGATGTAGTAATTCAACAGTCCTTCGCTATCCGGCTGCTCATCCATGATGGCCTTAGCCTCGGCGATGAGTTCAGCATACTCTTTCATTCCTTCAGCCTGTTTCTGAAGGTGTTCTGCTATCTCATCCACGCTTTCGGAAGCTCCCTCGTTGAGAGTTTCGAAGGCTTCTCTCTGCCCGTTCAGTGATTCAATGGCTTTCTCTTTATTCTTCTCGTAGTCCTCATCCAGCTCTGCAAGGAGCCCCTGAAGAGTTGTTACAGATTCTCCGGCGCCATCCAATCCTTCTGAATATTCGTCTGTGGCCTGCGTAGCTTCCTCTGTCTTTGCCCGGGATTCCTCCATTTTATCCAGGAGAATATCTTCAGAGTTGTTAAGCTCTGTCATTGCGTCCTGAGTATCAAAATAGGACTGAATGAGTTCACGCTGGCCCTTCTCAAGAAGCATGTCTGCATCAGAGAGCTCTGTGTATCTTCTGCATTGCTCCTCTGTGAGCTCGCTTACATGTTCCTGCAGATAAGCGTATTCATCATTGGCCTCAATGAGCATCTTGGCCGAATCTGACAGCTGATTGTTTATCTCAATCATCTGCTCTTCGACTTCGAGTTTTTCCTTCTCAAGCTCTGTCAGCCTCTCGGTCATTGACTCAAGCTGTGCCTGATTAAGAGCTTCGTCGATGTAGTTTCTCCAGCCTTCTGTAGTGGCTGACAGAACATTCCCCTGCTCGTCAATGTATAGGTTGAGCTCAGGCATAAGAGCGTTGAGCTCTCCCACTACCTTAGAAGCTTCTCTCTGATCAGTGACGAGACCGGTCACAGGATCCGATAATTCATCAATCCTCTGAGCGAGTCTATGAGCTATTTCATATTGACCGTCAAAGCTGCTCGTCATTTCATTGGTGGAATCAGCAAGCTTTGTTGCTTTGCTGGCCACATTATCGCAGCTTCTTATAAAAGTCTCGAGCTTGGGGTCGAGCTTGTTTGCCTCATCGCTGAGGGCGACGAATGCTGTTGTAAGCCCTGCAACTGCAGCCGCCGCAAGGCCGATAGGATTAAGTGAAAGAGCGACTGTGAATCCTTCTGTTGCGATTGTTGCTGCCACTGTTGCCAATTCATAAGCAACATATCCTGCTCCAAGAGCTTCGAGAAGGCTTGTTATTGTTCCGAGATTTTCAAGGAACCATGTAGCGCCATTGATTACTCCCGGAAGAGCGTCTGTCGCAAAATTCACCATGTCGTCCATCAGAACTTCAAACTGTTCCGAAAGACCTTCAAGCGAAACTCCGAGATCCCCGTCCTTAATTGCCTCTGTGAGTGTTCCTACCGCGCTCGTTGCTCCGTCTACTGCGTTCTTGGCATTGTCGTCAAATACTTCATAGAAAGCAATCCCTAAACCTTCCAGGGCTGACTGCAAGATCGTAAGCTTTCCCTGAAGGTTGTCTGTCATGGTCCGCTGCATCTCTTCAGCTGCGCCGGCACAATCACTTATCTCGCCCTTGAGATTCTGAAACTCTCCTGAGGTTGCCTTCATGAGTGCGTTTACGGCTGCAATGTCGGTCTTGTTGAAGATGGTTTTAATCATGGCTGCCTTATCAGCGCTTCCCATATCTGCGAGAGATGCGTTAAGGTCGATCATGATATCGTTGAGATTTCTCATGTTTCTGTCGGAGTCTTTAACTTCGACTCCCAGATCATGAAGAGCGATCTCTGCTTTATCTGTTGGCGCTGATAAAGAGAGGAGCACGTTTCTTAAGTGTGTTCCGCCTTCAGCTCCTTTGATTCCGTTGTTAGCCAAGACGCCGAGCTCTGCGTTCATTGTCTCGAGATCCTGTCCTGTGAGTGATACGGCGCCGGCGCATACAAGCGTAGCCTCGCCGAGCTGTGCTACTGAAGTATTGGACTTCTGAGCCGTCTTCGCCATCTCGTCGATGTAGTTGTCGAGCTCATCTGTTTCCATGCTAAGAGCAGCCATCGAATCCGTAACGAGGTCCGATGCATAGGCGAGATCCAGGCCTCCGGCTGCTGCCAATGTGAGCACCTTAGGGAGTGTGGCTGCTGCCTTCTCGGCGTCATATCCTGCGAGTGCAAGGTAATTCAGCGCATCTCCTGCCTGGGATGCAGAGAACATTGTCTCTTCTCCACACTTCTTTGCAGCATTTGAAAGCAAGGTGAACTTGTCACTTCCCTTGGCGATCTCGTCCGTTGTCATTCCCATTGTCGCAGCTACCTGAGACATGGAAGACTCGAACTGAGAACCGGTATCAAAGGCTGACTTTGAAATCTTAGCGATTCCTTCGGCTAATTTGGTTACGCCTTCGATAATAGCCTCGCTGGCCAGGTTAGCCTTCAGGACATCTCCGAAGATGTTGGTTGCTTCCTTGGCCTGATCCGTCTCTTCCTCGACGTCTTTGAGCTTCTCATTGGTCTGAGAGAGCTCTGACTGATACCCATTGAGCTTCTGAGTTGTGGCCTCGATTTCTCTTTCCATGGCCTTTTGCTGCTCAATGGTCTTATCGCTGTCCGGGCCGTTCTTTAACTGCTCAAGAACTTCCTTCTCCTTGCGGAGCTTTTCTTCAGTCTGTTCAATGGCTTTTGTTAAGTATTCCTGCTGCTGAGTGAGCAGAGTTGTGTTGTTTCCATCGAATTTGAGAAGCTTATTTGTATCTTTTAAAGCCCTGTCCGTTTCTCCGAGACTCTTATTGATGTCCTTTAAACCATCAAGAATCCCGGCGGTATCGGCATTAAGTTCAATTGTAATTCCCCTAATCTTTGCGCTGCTACCTTTAGCCATATTGTCTCCTTAGAAGTTATCCATATCTTCTTGTGTGGCTATTTCTGCGTATTCCACATGATCGTTCGACATTTCAGCGTACATGTCGAAGACCATTCCGACCGTGACCTCATTGAGGTCTCTCATAGTAAGCCCGAGCTGGACAGCTCGCAATAAGAATAGTGCAGCTGTCCATTCGCGCTCAGTTTTTTTCAGTTTTTTTTTGATGAGTTTATGGAGACAAGATTCTCTCTCCACATATAGATGCATTGTGCAACTATGGTATAGACAAAGTATGGAGAGAAGCTCGAGAGCCATTCGTTTATGTCCGGGAGTGTCTCGTCGTACTCTTTGGCCATAATGTAGCTGACATTCTCAGCTATCTCCTCAGAAGCCTGCGTTAGTGTCTTTGTTTCGACGAGCTCTTTTTCAAGTGCTGCCATATCCAGGATGAGATCTCTTGCGTAAAGATTTCTATAAGTCCTGACTGTGCCGGCACTACATTTAACGCCTACTTTCTTATGCTCTACTTCAAAAACTCTCTCCATATCTGTCCTTTCTTGCCTCAGGCTGAAACGAGAGGCTGATATACGCTTGTATACCAAGTCGAGAATGCAGCTGCTGTCTTATCAGCTACACGAGCCTTGGTGATGTCCTTATCGAGTGCTGCGTTGTGGATTGTTGCAGCTGTAAGGTTGAGTGTGTCTGTCTTTACTTCGACAGTCTCGCCCTTTGTGTTGCCTGCGATTGAAGGACGTGAAGCGGTTACGTTGTAGAGAACGTGCTTGATCTCGTTCTCATCGCTCTGGAACTCAAACAGAAGAGCGAAGGCCTGTGATGAGCCTACGCCGGTCTCGATGTACACGCCATCCTGCTTGATCTCTCCCAGGCATTCCTCTCTGAAGGAGTCGGGAATCATTGCGATCTCAAGCGAACCTGTGTAGCCGTTTGCTCCGCCTACGCTAAAGTAGATGGAGTCGTCGGCGTAGAAGTTCGTCTTCTCACCGGCCGGATCCATTGTCAAAGCAACTGCTCCAGGGAGTCTCTTAGGAGCTCCGTAGGTAGCTGTTCCGTCGGCTGCGATTGTTGCCAATGCGTAGTAACAATTTTTCAAACCGTACTTAACTTTCATTGATGATTACCTCCGTAATGTATAATACTTCGTACATCTTTTCTTTCTCGATATACTGCTCTTCCTTGTCATACGGTATTTCATTCTCGTCAAGAAGATCCTCGATAAGCTTCTCCTTGTCGAAGTCCTTCTCTTTGGTGTAGAGCTCGATGTTCAGCTGAGGGATCCTCGCATAATTCTTATTGTCGGCCTGAAAGTCGTTTCTTCCAGGATAGTAGAAGAGGATATAAGGCAGCTCAGGAGCTTCACCTTCAGGATATTGGTAATAAGCATTCTCAAGGCCTGTGCTCTCGATCATGCTTGCGATTTCAGCGTATGTCATAATGCTTCAATAGCCTCCTTTAATTTCTTGACTGCCTCTTCCTGGGCCTTCTCATTGATTGGCGCAATGTGTTCAAAAGCTCTAGTGCGCCCGCCGTTCCTTGTGGCGTGTCCGTATTCGAGGAGATGGGTGAGTCTATAGTGCTTCTTGTTATAGACAACTGCGCTGTTGAACAGCCTCCTCTTTTCGGTTTCCGCAGTCCATCCGGCACGATACTTCGTACCCTGGAATGTGCCGGCGGAATGAAGCTCGCCTGCTGCCTCTTCAGCGACTTCGCTGATAACATCCGTGACAACCTTCGTGACTTCGTCCGTGTACTCCGTCAATATTCCTTTCATGGCCTGGGATAGATTAAAAGACATTATGCACCCTTCCTCTTTTCGCAATGAAGCTCGATTCTGTCTCCCTTGATGTAGGTCCTATAGACCGTGTACTTCACATCGTTGAAGATGACCGTCTCCTCATTGTTGTACTCAATCCGGTTGATAATAAAGGTGTACTCCGGATTCAGGCCGTTGCGCCCTCCTTCGAACCACTCATTAGCCCCGGCCGACTTGATCTCGGCCATTATGAACTCACTTATGGTCTCCGTCTCACGCAATACGCCGTTGGAGTCCTTACTATAAGCGGATGAGCATAGCTTAATAACATCGTTCTTCATGCCTGCTCCTTAGGGAATGATTTCCGCAAATTATCCATCTGATACTGAAAGGCGTTAAGGTATCTGTCATATTGGTCCTCATCATTCATGTGCATGAGCACATAATCGATGATGGCCTGCTGAACAAGTGAACCTTCATCTTCCACCTTTGCCTCAGATACGCCAGAGCGGATGAGCTCCGCCCTGGCTGCACTTATATTATTCTGAATTTCTTCAAGCAAAAGGGTTCCGGCACCTTCAGACAGTCTTAACGCTTTGACACATCTTTTCTCGAGATCGGTCATGTCATCCCTTCTTTCTTGTCGTGCGCTTTTTGGTCACAGGCTTCTTTTCCTTCTTGGACTCCTCGACAACTTCTTCCTTGAGCTCCGGTATCTTTGGAACAGGAGCCTCAGGCGCAGGCTCTTCAGGAACAGGAATCTTGTCGATTACGTTCTTGCGTCCAAGCTCAGCCATCCTTTCGGCGCTAACACTTAAAACTTCTCCAGGGAAGTGCTTCTCTCCTGTGTACTTGTCAATATACTGCTTGATAACTGTAACCTTCATCTTTTGCCCTCCTTAGACTCAGGCGGTTGTTGCAACCTGGATAGTCTTGAATGCCTCTGCAAGAGCTACCTTGCCATCAAACACAGCTGCTCCAAGATACTTGTAGCTGTTTGTGTCGATGTCGAACTGAGAAACAACGTTCTGAGGAGCTGCGAAGTTAGCGACATACTTTCTGAAGTCGCCGTAGATAACAGTGTCATCGCCTACAGAATCGGTGAACAGCACGTCTGCGCCGAGGATTCTGTACTCGCCTGTTGCCTCGCCGGTTGCGATCTTAACAACCTCGTTGTTGACTGTAAGCTCGAGAGAAAGGATCTTTGTGAAGAAAGTCTTTCTGCTAACAGCAATCTTGCCGTTTCTTGCATATCCGCTCTTGAGAGAGCCGATAAGGCCAAGAATGTTTGCAGCTGTGATTGTGGAGTAGTCAGGTGTGCTCTTAACTGTAAGAATACCCTGAGCCTCACCTGAAGCTGAACCGTTGAAGATAAGATTCTCAGCTTTCATAGCGATAGCCTCAGCGAGCTGAGCAACAAGCCAAGCCTCGAAAGCATCGATAGACATAGCCTTTACTGTTGCTGAAATCTGAATGAGCTTTGTAAGCTCGTAAGCTGAAAGAACAACTTCTACCATAGTGTCCTTTGCAGCTGTGATTGTAGCCAGCTCTGTGTGTACGCTTGCTGCGTTGTTGTCGCCCTCAACAGCAAACTTAACAGCGCCAGGAACATTGAGGAGCGTAACCTCGTTAAGGATAGGAGCGTACTCCTTAGCCTTTGTGATGATGTCTGCCTGGAGTTCTTCAGGAACGACTGCGCCGGCGTTTACAAGCACAGAATACTCAGAAGAAGATCTCTCCTCCTCTGTGAGTGTGCCCTGAAGGTTCTTGAGCCATAATGTTCTGTATTCTTTCTTTCCCATCTCTTTACCTCTCTTTTCGTTGCTGGTTTCGACTACTTTGTCAGGCTGCGCTGATCCGTTGGAAAGAGCCTCGGCGTCTGCCTTTCTCTTCTCGAGCTCTTCGAGCTCTGCTTTGCGCTCAAGGAGCGCTTTCTTCTCCTCGATGGCCTTGTTTACAAGTTCGATGTCCTGAGCATCTCTGACTTCCTCTTCGAGCTCAGCTAATCTCTTCGTAACGTCCTCGAGTGTCATCTCTTCTAACTTCATCTCGATACCTCCAAAAATTCAAATTTTTTCTTCTGAAGCTCAAGCAATCTCTGCTCTTCAAGTCTCTCCGCTTTCTCTGCTTCAATCACTCCGTTGAAGTAGTCACGAGCTGAAACTGCTGATATATCTGTCCCAGGATTAGCTGGGATTGATACCGCTGATACATCGTAGATCTTATCGAATTTCTTGATGGTCCTTGTGTGAGTATTCCTGTCATACTCATCTGTCCTTACTGTGAAAGCAAAGGACATCTGATCTACGAGCCCTGTCTTGATGGATTCGAACAGCTCTCTGCTCTGAGTTGTGCTGGATAAGTCAGCCTCAATGTAAAGACCGTGGTCATCCGGAGTCACCTTCAGAGTTCCGTTCTTAGTCCTTGCGTAAACCATTCCTTTGTGGTTATACAAGAAGATAACGTCTGACATGTCGGCGCCAGCAAAGGCCTCTCTGTCAATCTTCTCGCTGTACTTAATGCCTTCCCATTCGTAGAGGACGTAAGGCTCATAAGTTGAGGCGTAGCCTCTTACCTTGTAGTCCTCAAAGGTCTCTTGATCTCTGAACTCTATCTTGAAGGTCCTATACTCTCTCTCACTCCTTACCATCTTCATCTTCCTCCTTGTCTTCGTCTTCGTCCTCGTCTTTGGGTGCGTCTATCGGAGCTGCGTCCAATCTTCTGACAGGAACATCTCCGCCTTCGATGTGTGGCATATTGAACAATGCTCTCCACTCGTCTATAGTCATGCCTCCGTATAGAACCACGGTGCTGAAGAGCTGGATCTTCTTATCCAGGGAGACGAATGTGAACTGATCCACCTGATAGAGGATGTTGTGCTCATCATCGGCCCTTTTTCCGTAGACCTTACTTGTCAGCTCCCTTGATAGGGCTACAAGGAAGGGCTCGATCCTGATAGTGAAGAAGCCTTCCAGCTGCTCCTTTTTCTTGATGTTAGCCATTACGATGTCATCGTTCACTCCGAAGAAGCGGAAAATATCTTCTCTGACCTCCTTCATCTGTGCTGCGTTAGCTGTCGCAGGATTGATTGTGATAGGTGTAAACTCCTGAGTTGAATCAAGAGAGGCGATTCCGCTTCCATTCTCAAGATTCAGGTAGTCGTTCACAAAATCATCCTTCTGCTGCTTTATGGCCTCCGGTGCAAGCATCGCCTTTGTACTCTTCAAGATACCTCTGAGGTTAGCTGTTGACCGGATGCTGTTAGCGAGTCCCTGGCTGGCTGTGCTCATCAGCTCAAGAGTCTGAATGATGCATTGGTTATCATCCCCAGAGATGTCCGACTTCAGATAATCTTTGCGGACTGCTGCCAGGTCGGCCCATGGAAGGACGAGCGACTCAACATTCCCGGAGAAGTAGAATTTGATGAACAGGCCATTGTTATATTCAAGAGCCTCAAAGAAGGAATAGGGAACCGGATAGAACCCTAAAACCTTTCCTCTCGTGTCTCTCTCGATGTAAATGAAAGCCACATTAAGGATCTCGAGTCTGGTCCTTACCTTCTGCAAGAAGTCTTTTCCGTTCATGTAGATGTTCGGCCGGTTGTTGAGGATCCTCTGAAGCTCCGGATCACGGCACTTGGCCTCGGCCTTTGAGGAAAGCTCCGCAAGCGGTCTCACACAGGCTCTTACAAGGGATGAGTTATAGATATCTTCCCCGAAAACGGAAAAGGTTGCCTTGTAGGTCCCGAGCTCTTTCCATCTCTTGATGCTCGATTTCTTTAATGGTCTAAAAATGTCTAAAAAACTCATGCTATCACCTCAGATATGGGATATATTCTTCCTGATGCTTGCAATAACCAACGTAAGCATTCAGGAGCGACACCATTCCGTCAATTCTTCTAGCAGCCTGCACTTTGACCGGCTGAATTGTCTCAATTCCATCTGCATTCAGGCTCTTCTTGGCCGTGTTGCATAGACACCAACGGAGAATAGGATTGTTCTGATACACAATCTTGTGTTCCATCAGCATTGCTTCAAGGTTCTTCATGGGATAGGACCATGTGAAAGGTCCTTGTGCTATCTTCTCCATCTCGAAACCGGATTCAGTCATCTCTTCCTGCCAATATCCGGCCAGAGCTCGGTCATAACATATCCATAAGGGCCTGATGTCGTACTTGATTACCATTTCTGTGAACCATGCTGTCACCTGATGGTAGTCAACTGAAGCTCCTTCGCATATTGTCAGCCAATCATTTTGAGCCCATAGCTTATACGGAGCTTCCTGAGCGTTGGACTGCTCGACATAATCGGCCTTGGCTTCAGGGATAAAATACCTCTGAAGCACATAGATCTTCTCGTCTCCGGGCTTTCTGATGAGGAGAGTTGCGCATGTAAGGTCGAGTGTGCTCGATAAGTCGCAGCCTCCAATTGCATAGCTGTGGCTCAGATATTCCATATCAGCCACTTCCTCATTTATGATCGCCGTCATAGGGAGCCAGGACGTTACTTCGTTCTGCTTCATGTCAAAGTCTTTACATAGAAGCGTCGGAAGATAAGAGCTATCGCTCTTGGCTCTCTCAACATCATCAGCGAGCTGGATATAGCTCTTAATGGTACCGAGCCCAGGATTCGCCTTTATCCATTTTGTAGGATCCATCCACTCGTCCACTTCATCCAGCTTGTAGATGATGGGAAGGAGCCTGTCATCCTGAATAACTCCTCTTGCGACCATTGAAGCGTAGTCATGGAGGTTGTCATAAAGACCTTCTCTCCGGAATCCGGATGTTGTGATGCATCCAATGAGAGGCTGCTTCCTCGCCTTCATTCCTTGGCGAAGGACGTCGTACATATTTCTGTCTTTTTGCTCGTGGATCTCATCCAGCGCAGCAAAGTGTATGTTGAGACCATCGAGGGATTTGCTCTCGTTAGGGAGAGGCTTCATAATGGATCTTGTCATTTTAAAGGAAAGGCCTTCTCTTGTGCTCTTGATAAGAGCCCTCAGGTCCTCGTTTTGGTCAACAATATTCTTGGCCACGTTATAAATGATCTTGGCCTGGTCTAACTTAGTGGCAGCGGAATAGACTTCAGCTCCCTGCTCACCGTCTGCTGCCATCATATAAACCGCTATGCAACCGGAAAGAAAGCTCTTTCCGTGTTTTCTTGGCACTTCAAAGAAATATTCTCGAAACCGGCGCCTGTTTGTCTCCTTCTCTAGGAATCCGAAGAGAGCTTGTATGAATGCCTTCTGAAAGAGCTCGAGTCTGACATACTCTCCAGCGTGCTCTCCCTGGTAGTGTTTGCAGAAGCCTTCGATGAACCCAATGACATACTCTCCCTGCTCTTCTGAGAACCAAAAAGGAGACGAATCATCATCCATCTCCTTTACAAGCCTTTTATATACGCTTTTTATCTCTTCACAGGCTTCAATCTTCCCTGTTTGCAGTCTTTTGTTGTATTCTTTGACATAATTCATCGTACCTGAACCGGTTTTCCTCCAGCAACTAACCTCGCAAGGTTTTCTCCTGCTTTGGTGATTGCCGTCTCTTTGGTGTCAGGAAGAAGCAAAACAAGCTGATTGATAACGGTTTTATACTGTCCAATCATTGTGTTGTAGCTCTTCTGAGCCGGATGCTCCTGAATGACTTCGAACCCGTTACCATTTACGCAACTATAAACAGCTCCCTCCTTGTTGATGATGGCCTGAAGCTCCTTTAATGTGACCGACATGAAAGCTGCATTGTTTATCAGCTCGTCGCACAGCTTTCTCTTATTCTCGGGGATGGTCTCGAAGATCTCCTTGAGCTTCTTTTTCTCCTCGTAGATCTTCCTGGTCTTCGGATTTGTGACTTTCGGCTTCGCTTTAGTCGTTTTCGGGCTTTTCGCGCCCTTATTTTTATTATTATTACTTGTTTTTCCCATAAATACGCGACCCCCTTTCATACACACGACTTGGCCGGCTAGAAAAGGGACCCCCTCCCGGTCCCCAAAAAGGCGGTTGAAATTTTCAAGAACGGGGGCGGTTTCGCGTCAAATTGTGCATTTGAAATCAAAAATATAATTTAATCATCAAGCTTTTGCTATTGGCATTGGATAACCTGATGCATCGAACGAAATTGCTTCAAGAATGTTTCCTGATCTTTCATTCGCTTTCATCGCTTTTGTAATTCGATCATGACAATCATGACACAACGATCTTAGGTTAGACTCTGCGAGTGCAATCGATGGATCCTTAATGTTCTCAGGTGTAAGCTCAACGATGTGATGAACTTCTGTCGCAGGGTTAAAGCATCCCTCCTCGGTGCATATGTATCCGTCACGCTTGAGGATGTATGCTCTTTGTCTTTTCCATTGTTTTGATTTATAAAAGGCCTTGGCGAAATCCTGTGCCATGTGTTATCCCAATTCCTTGCTGCTGCTTGTTTCACTCCAAACTTTTAAATCAGCTAAAGCTTTGACATCTTCGAACTGCAATGCTTTTGCTGGTTTTGTTCTCTGCTTATTGACAAGCGATCCTGAGATGTACTCATCCACATGCTCGACAATGTTCGGAAAGAAATTATAAATCGCAATCTCTTTCTCATTGTCACCAATGTAAAGCTTGAAGAAGTAATCAATATATTTTCCTGATGGCAGCTTCTCCAGGATGTTGACGTCTGTCTTACTTGCGTCCTTGTACCACTCAAGGAAGTCCTTGCATACTGCGTTAGGAATACGCAAGCATGGGAATGAATAGAACATATCCTCGCTATTATGCGCATGTCCGAACCGGTTCATGTTGTAGAACTCCCTATTTCCGAATCCGCATATTATTCCAGGATATTCAGCCCATTCGCTCGTAGCCCATTCGTAGAAGCGATGGTCTGGAAGAACATCGTCCTGAAGGTGCCAAGTGTGACCCGTATCGGATAGCGTGCTCCATGACTCTATATAGGATTCTCTGCATCCTATCCCTTTAGCGTCATTCCATATTGTTATCTTTTGGAATCCCTGATCTCTCAACCTTGGCTCAAGGAACTCTGACACATAATGCATCCTGCTTGGTGCAGTATGTATCATGATAGATGGCTGCTCTCTCATTCATACTCCCACAACAAAAGCCACCGACTTCTAGTCGATGGCTCCTGCCTTTTCATTCTACGAGGTTACGTCTGTATGGCTTTGTATCTTCACATGCTTTGCTCAATATCATAGTATCATGAACTCAAGTGACATTTAGTGACAACTTTTTAAGATTGAGTTGAGAGCATTGCCATGCATTCTTAGAATGTGTCTCTTCTCGTAGCCCATGTGATAAGCTACATCGTCCCATCTGTAGAGAAATCCATTGTTTGTCTCCATGTAGTAGATCCTGAGGATTGTTCTTTCATCCGGATTGTCTAACCTCGAGAGAAGCTTCTCGGCCTTCTTCTTTCTGTCGATAAGCTTTGAGAGAGTCTTATTAAGTTCCTTGCTGTAGCCTGCTGCCTTGGCAGCTACCTCTGACATATTGTCCCTGGGTGATGACTGCACTCTGTCTCTATCATAAGCTATTCCTTTCGGGAGTAGTGACAGCTCCAGCTCGTGAATCATCTTCTCAAGGTGATATATTTCTGACTGTTCCTTGCGGATCTCCCTGAAGAAGTCCTTAACATCTGAGACAGTTTTAAAGCTCCCCATCTTCCCCTCCTTTGTTCATGCTCTTGATAATATCCTTTTGGCTTCTTCTTTTATTCTCTCACTTCCATCTTGGAATCCCTTTTTATACCACTTGAGAGCTTCTTCTCCATCAGATTGTTTTATTTCTTTTTCGGTTCTCCAGGGAAGCTCAGTCTCAATGTCGTGGATCTTCACTCTTACAACTTCATTGCTCATCGCTTTATCAGCGACCTGCCTATTGCTTTCTATTTCTTCCCTCTTGATTTCGCCAATGCAATGTGTAATCTCTTTAGTGATTACGACTGTGATAATGGTTGCTCCGACGATAGCAAAGCATGTGATGATAATTGTTCCCACTGATATCTCCTCCTTAATGTTCTCTGAGTATTATTCCTATCGCAAAGTTGAAGTTCGCAATCATGATGGCTATTGTGAATGTGTCTGCTGATCCTCCGTTTAGATTCTCTATGTTCATGAATCCGATCTCGAATCCCAGGATTGAGTCTCCTGAGGTTGAATATGAGCCGTATATGCAGCCCCATCTAAATCCGTTGCTCATGACCGTCTCCCATCTCTTTTGGCGTTGGCCACCATCAAGGCAGCCAGCACATATCCTATTGTTCCTCCTACAATGAAACCGCTAACTAAACCAATCCAAAACATTTCTCATTCTCCTAACTTCCCGAGATACAAAGTGAACTCAAAGACAATCACGTCGAGATGCAATGTCTTATACTCCGGGACATAATGCAGTCCTACTCCGATCTGAAGCGTGCTCAGATATATCTCGAACCTTTTACTGCTGAATAATGTTATATCCATGTCTCCTCCTTTGCTCCTCAGATTTGAGGAGCAGCCTTTACACTCGAACTTCGAACTCATTTTTTAATCCGCTTCTCCTTAAATATTCTTCCTGGCAGAAGTTTGGCGGAGTGCGCCACCAACATAAATCACACGCTCCTGAGTCGCCCACATGCACTCCGTTTGGACCGCCTTTGAGAGTGTAGGTCTTATTTTCATCTTTGTGAGCATTTATCCATTCATAAATCCCTTCTGTTTGCGGATATCCTTCTGCGTAAATATTCTTGAAGCCTTGTGCTCTTAGCTTCTCGCCTAGTGTCTCGCTCATATTTTCTCCTTCTGACTGCTCAAGTATGAGCAGTCGATTATGCTGATTGCTCGGCTATCGCCTTGCGATTGACCTTGAAGCAGGGGAGCACGCCATAAGAGTTGCTGGCGTAGCTGCCGCCCGGAGCGCCGGATGTGCCGACAATGCAGAAATAGGTGCTGTTGCTGACATACGGAGAAGCCAACCAAACAAACCTTGAACATCCTCTCTTGCTCGCATTAAGCCTTATTCTTCCGTAACCCTTCTTGAATAGCTTCCATTGCTTTCCTTTGCTCTGATCGGCCCATCCGCAGTCCTCACGCTCGCCAAAGACTTCTTTAAACCACGGAACAAATATCCTGCTGCCTTCTCGCTTCCCCATAATGTTCTTAAGGTCCTGAGGAAGTGTGTCGAGATATTCATTGTTGAGGAAGTCCATGAGGTCATCATGTGTCTGATCGTAGTCATCAGGAAGACAGTATCTTCTGACCATGTAGATATATTTCTTTCTGATCTCCGCTACCTCAAAGACTGCCTTCCCGGCAATGTCTTCTGTGATGAGTCTGTCGCCCACTTTTAATGTGCTGGCCTTTGCCTGGACCTTGAACTCTTCAATTGTGTATTTCATTTTTCCGTTAAGCTGCATCTTGTGCCTCCTTTAGATATTTTTGAATATAGGACAATGTAAACAATAGGTATCTCTGAGCCATTCCATCGCTTTATCGGGATCCTTGAATTTCATATAGGCTTCATCGTGATATTTGCAATAGTCCTCGCACACTTCATCTGCGATTTTGTTCAGCTGCTCGGTAATGGTCATCGCTCTTTATTCTTCCGTCTCCTGTTCTGTTTCATCCCTCATCTCCTCCAGCTCGTCTCTGAATTGAATCCAATCAATAGCCATCTTCAGAACGAACAGAAATCCCAACAATATAAAAAGTCCTTCTTTCATCTCGTCTCCCTCTGCTTTACAATTAGTCTTTCGGGAGTAGCTGGCTCCCTCCAATGTGGATCCGGGCATATGGAAGTATATGCGTATGGAGGCCTAACAGCTGCGAAGCTGATGTGAGAATCAAGATGTCCGTAATGATGGTCATTCAGGAGATTGTCAAATTCATTATTTATCTCATGCTTTATATCCTTGAACTTCCTCCCCAACTTATCTCCTCCTTCCTGCCCCGGAGGCCCGGGGCTGAGTCTATGACAATGGCTTTCATTCTGTGATAAATTCCTGCCAAAAGGTCTTAATTCCCTATGTATGACGCAATAGTCCGGTATTTATTCTCAAGCTGTGTGATTGCCTTCTGATGCCCCTGAATCTCGGCGTCTATCCTATCAAGTCCTTCCATAAGACATTCTCTGACAGCATCAGGAACAGGAAGCTGTCTTTCTTCGGCTGCTTTGTTCTCGCTTTCACTTTTTGCGATCATGTCCTGAACCGCCTCTTCAAAGTCTTCATTGATGACTGCTGCCTTGCGCTCCTTGTAACCAATTTCCCCGGGAACAGGATCTGCTGCTTCTATTTCACAAGCATCTTTCTTCATGGGACCTGTTGGGATATGATCTGGCACTTCAAGTCCTGCATCCGATAATATTTTCTTGATGAAGGTTGCTTTTACGTTGTTCGCTTTGGCCAGGCTCTTGATCTGCTTGACAGGATCTCCCTTTTCAATAGACTCTTTGTACAGATTTATGATCGTCTCTTTATCCATTAACATTCTCGTCCCTCCCACACTTCGCATATCTGCCGGACTCTGATAATTGATATCTTAAAGTGCTCTGCGATGAGCCTATATGGAATCCCGGCTTTGCGATATGCGACTATCTCCTTGTTCCTTTCGGTTTTTCTGTTGCGCTTTACCATTTGCTATACCTCAACTTGTTCTTGTCCCATCCTTCATGCCTGGCTCTCAAGTAAGCCTCGAATATGGTCATCATGTCATCGTGAAGTCCAAGATTTCCATTGTCGAGCATGTTGTGATGCCATATACAGCCAAGAGCTAAGTTCTCCGGGATGCCAAGGCCACCTTGAGAGCGTGGGATAAAGTGCATGATCTGAAGCGTATTCCTTGTAGTTGTGAACTCATCCTCAGGTGGCAGCATATAGCCAAGCCTGCAAAAGATGCAGCCTCCGTCCCTTGCATGAACCTCTTTTCTCACTTTGTCCGATATATCACACGCTCTCGACCTTTTGCTCATGCGAAATCAACCTCTTCGTCTACCTTCTTCCCGGATTTGACTGTCAAATAACCGTCACTGTTCAGGAATACCTTATGAGTCCAATCGCCCTCCTTGATGGTCACTGACTCGACGTCATGATTTGTGACATCCCTAAAGGCTATTGAGAAGATCTGAAGGACATTCGGAGTGTTCTCGAAGCGAAGCTTTGCCCACTCATTCGCCTTCTTGATCTTGCACTCTCTGTTATGGTGCTTCTTGGCCTCTTCGCAATCGCATTCGTCTGTAGCGATCTCGTCGGCCTCCTGCTGGGTGACTTCCCCAACGGTCTTGATTGTTCTTGACTGTCCGCAAAATTTGCATGTCCCTGTGGTTGTTGGTGTCTCGTTCGTGTTTTCTTCTCTCTTCATACTGTCCTCCTTAGTGCTATATCGAGATGCATACTAAAAGCATCTGCCATGTCCATTGCTCTATGATATTGGCCCTCTTCAAAAGCCTGATTGATTCTTACAAGGGCATCCTTTGCGCTTCTGAAAGCTGCCTGATTATGAATGGTGTCTTTATCGTCCTTCTCCGGTTCTTCATCTTCCTGGGCGTCATCAGCTTTAGGCTCTTCGGGCTTTTCGGGTTTTCCCTCTTCTTCATCCTCAGGAAGCTCGGTGCTTTCAGGACTTTCTTCTTTTTCAGATTCCTCTTCAGCTTTGGGAATAATCGGCTCTTCAGGTTTATCTTCTTCCTTAACGCCTGCTGCCTTCTCGCTTTCTTCGGGTTTATTCATCGGAATGTCCGGTGTTTCCTGTTGCGACGTCGCAACAGCTTTATAATATTCTGACCAAACATCATCCTGTCCTGCCTCATAGATCTTGCTGTATATCCAATATGTCGTCTCAAGGAACTTATCCCAGGTCATTGTCAAAGGCTGGGGTTCTGTAAGGAGTCTGTACTTAATGCCTGTGTTGTAGTCATACATGAACATGAAACAGATTCCTTTGCTGTGGCTTGCGCTTCCTGAAGGGTTCATAACCTCTGCAGCTTCCTTGTGCTGTTGCACATATTCAAGATCAATGACTTTGTTGAGCATGTCCTTTTTATCCTTGAAGTAGTCGATAATGCACAGTTCCAATGGAGAAGGCTTGTTCTCGTCTTCTTCGTCTCCGTACATGCTCACGACGTTGTCCGGCTGCTGCCTGTCAAAGCTCTTAAGCTCCCTGATCTGCTTAACCGTCGTCTCCTCTGTGATGAGCTCGCACTCAGAGTCCGGGAGCGATAGCATCTCAGACAGCTTTGAGCTTGAAAATCCTTTATACTGTTCCTTGAGCTCTAATGAGTTTCCACCCTCTGAATACTTCTCATTGATTGCGATGAATCTTGAGACTGCGCTCTTTGAAATTCCATACTCTTTCTGAGCAAACTCAAAGACGTCTGAAGCTCCTCCGAAGTTGCCGGAGTCTCGGATCTGCTTTAAGCGATATCCGATGTAGACGAAATTCTGAGCTGTCTCGGAGAGCTTCTTCCTGATGTCTTCTACCCAGGAGCTCCACTCGTCCAATGTGATCTGATGATATTCTTCCATACGGCCCTCCTTATCTGACCATGCCTATCTTGTAGGCGACATATGCTATCCATAACATGAATCCTGCTGCCAGGATCCCGAACACCCATTCCAATACTTTTTTCATACATTACCCCACTGCTTTACTTAGTTCCTTAACGTTCTTCTTTACCTGCTTCATCCACTTATTCAAGACCTTCTGCACCTTCTCTTTATCCGGCTGACGGTCATATGCTGCATAGAACTGAATCACCTTTGAGAGGTCACATTCTATCGTGTAATATGGCTCTTTTGGATTCTCCTTCTTTCGCAGGAATACAATGAATGTGCTCCTTGCGCACATCTTCTCCTTGTACCGAGGCTGAGCGCCTACGCAATGATGCTGGAGCCGGCCTTCTGTGTTGATGTCTGATGCATTCTTCGGGACGATGATCTGATAGCTGTCATCCTCCCAGGCGAAGATAGCCGTGTTGAGTTTGTAGTCCTTGCTGATGCCCTTATACTTGATGTTGTCTGATTTGTTTTGGCTCTTCTGCTCTGCCTTGTGAATCTCCTCAACATAGCGATTGTGATATTCCTTCCAGCGCTTGTTACGATAGACAATCTCATCATGAGGATTCATGCCAAGCCTTACGGCCATCTTCAAATAGTCCTGATATAGGCCAATGTTCGGAAGTGTCATTCCTCCGCTCTTCTCCATGAGCGTGTATATGTGATTGATGTTGTACTCTTTAGCAAGGCCTATGATGGTCGATGCCTTAGCAAGGTTCTTGATCTTGCAGAAGTCCTTAAGGTTTTTGTCTGATATCTTGGGAGCTACTTCTAAGAGCTCTCTTGCCTCCATGCCTCCGTTGAACTTTTTAAGCCTTTCATAGGTCGCATTAGAGACTTTGATAGGCGCTATACTATAACGGCCTACGAGATCTGCTGCCATACGAAGGCATCCCTTTTTAGCAATATACTCAATCTGAGGATTCTTCCTGAGCTTGTAGAGAACGAATGAGGGATCGCACCTTCCATCCAGGAGCCTTAATGTGTCCTTCTCGCCTTCGGGGAGTCCTAGTGAATCCAGGTTGTCATACACATAATGCCTTGTAGGAAGGTTATTCACGCAGGAATCTCTCTTTTTGTCCCAAAAGTGCTGGGCTCTTCCATGCCTTCCGAAAATCTCGCCGTAGTACCATCTGAGCCACGTTCCGCCGGGCTTCTTTATGTAGGCCCTACACAGTTCTGTGATGCGTGTTATACTTCCGTTGAAGTTCGTCACAGAGAAAATCCTCTCAATGTACCGCTCCTCATTGAACAATATTCCCTTAACCTTATGAGTGTAGGTGTAGGACTGCCATAATTTGATGTTGGCCTTCTTTTCATCGGATTCTTCGAGCTTTCTGATGCAAAATCTCTTAAAATCCTTTGGGAGAGCCGGGACATTCTTCATGAAGTCGTCTATGCGCTTCTGCTTATTGTTCTCGGCTCTTATGTTCTTTCTGAACTTGACCTCTGATTCATACATCTCTATCGTGTCAAAATTGCGGTATGACCTATTGCAGAAGCTTCCGATAGCTTCAAGGCTCTCCTCATCAAGGCCTGTCTTTGAGACGTATGAATTGAAATATATCGTTGAGAGCATGTCCCTGGTCCAATAGTCGCCCTTTGGATAATATGTGAGCCATCCTTCGTCCCAAGTGAAGTGAATGACTCCATTCTCCATTCTTCCTGTGACCTGCCAATCAGGGAGGATGAGCATTAAGACCTTCTTTCCACTCGCTTTGATGATCCGGGCCGTATTATCTTCAGGGAACTTGTCAGGGATGGCTTTGATAAGTCCTAGCTTTCTCATATCAGCCTCCCATGTAATACTCAGTGATGAGCTTCTTGACTGTTGCCATACCCGGAATACCAAATGTAACCTTGCCGGCGCTGACGCCTGCTGCCTTCAGGATTTCCTTGTCGATAGGCCTCTGATGGTCAAAGGACCACTTAAGGATATGAGCAATGCATCCGTTGAAAGTCTTTCCTTTGGCCCTAACCGCCTTTGACATAGAGTCATCTTCCATGCATCTTTGCTTTATGTATTCACACCAATCGCTTATAAGCTCCTCTGCCTTGACTTCCTTCGACTCAACATCCAGCTTGCCGATGGCTGCCGACATATCGTCGCAGAGGAAAGGGATGATCCCATCAATAAAAGCATTGGCCACTTCTTCGTCAATTCCATTCTCTTCTGCGAGGACCTTTATTGAATCCCTGTCGCCCTCGTTCTTTAGATTGTTCGCAAGCTCATTGATCTGGGCTGCGCTTTCCATTTCTCCGAATTTGTCAAACATGTTATCTCTCCTTTCATGCTCCGCACTCGTTCTCCATCCAGGATGAGTATGAGTGCCTGTCACATACTACTGTCTTAATGGTGTTGTCCTTCAAAAGCTCGTTAAAGGTCTCCCATTCTTCTTTGTGGGCGACATCCTCGCCCTTGCTGTTCTTATAGCCTGACGATTTCCACGCAGCAAACCACTTGTTTTGCAGGGCCGATGCAAGGATCCTGTTCTGAATGTGAATGTTAATGCTGCATGTCTTCTTAAGTCTCCCCAGCGCCTCATTGATCGCTCTGAGCTCTGCAAGGTAGCTCGTGGCCTCTTCAATGTCCTTTGGCCCTCCTGTGAGTGTGACCGGGCCTTTGTCTGATTTGAACTCAAGGACGTATATGTGCTTTCCTGTCGTAGGATTGACGCCCTTGATGCTCGTGTGAATGTAAAGGTCAATATTATCCATCTCTGCTCCTTTGCTTTATCCGAACCTCTGTGTAGTAGAGATATGATAAGCCTGTGAATCTGTTGACTCCCTTTCTGATGGAGTCCTGATCGATATAGAATCCTTCTGTCGGCTTTATGTCAGACTCTCCTGTGAGGATCCTCCGCAGAGTCCAATGGTTATACTTCTTTCTGATCGGTTCCGGTCTCTTTAAGTTCCTGCTGGTTGATATTGCAAGGATCTTCTTCCGGTCCTCTTCTCTGAAGGTGAACTCGATTTGTCCCAGGTGCTCCACGTCCGGCTTCTTGCATATATACTCTGCAAGCCCGTTGAATCCTCCGCTGTCATCTATGGTCTGATAATCAATTGCTCCTGCGTCATTCGTGGCAACTTTCCATGAATCCCTGATGAGAAGATCTCCGTCCGGAATCCTGTTGATGACCATGTGACAATGTAGGCCTCCTCTTTTGCCGATCTCGATTCTATAGACGAACATGAGAGGCTGTCCTCTTGCCTTATATTTTTTTCTCAGTCCATCCAGGAACTTTTTGACGTCTGTCTTGACTGCCTGGATCTCTTTTCGGGTCCCGGCCTTATACTTGACTGTTATCCAATAGTCACCCGGATAAAAGTTGAGCTGTAATGTCCGTCTTAACCTCTTTATCCTGTTCCATTGGTTTTGCTTCTCGATCTGAAGGGGAGTCGGCTTCTCTCTCTTCTCTCTCTTCTCCCCTTTTGCTCCATAGTTTCCCTTGAAATTAATCTCATGCTCAATGTAATTGGATGAGATGAATAAGTCCTCTTTGTATGCCATTGATCCCCAGCTTCTCCCCTAACTTTAATATGTTGATAAAGCTATAAAAACTAGATAAAACCTAGCTTTTTCTTGATTTTATGGGTTCAATGTAGTACAATAATTTGTGTCAAATATGTTATGTACTACAAGAACTTGAGAGCTTCCCTGGCTCTCTTTTCTTTTGCTCATTTCTAAAAGTCGTCAGGTTTAAAACCATCTGCTTGTAACAATCTTCAATTTCTCCCTTAGCTCTATAGAGCAGCTTCCTTTCATTGCCGAAGCCTTTATATATCTCTATGAAATCTTCGTCCGGTTTAAGGGACGTTGCTTTAATATGAGAGAATAGCTGATGCTTCTTGCGGAGTGGTTCATAGACTTCATAGAATTGCTCTTGTGGTGTCTTTTCCATCCCCTTTTCCGTCACCTTTCATCCCTTTTAAATCACTTTTGTGTGTAGAATCGATGATCTCTGAACTCAAAAGCTGCCATGAAATACTTGTCGAGCTCCTGAGAGCTTTTGACCTCGAATCCGATTATCGACGGAGCTATGTCTCCGCTTTCTATCCTGTTGAAAGCCTCTTGGGCTTCCGCTGATATAATCACTGCATTATCGAAATTGCCATCAGAGACCGATGAAAATTGACTCTCTTGGAATATCACTTCCTCGATAGTGTCCGGAAAGTCCCTCGACTCTACCCGATTCATGACAACACTCATGACGAGCCGCATTCCATCTTCGCCTTGGTTTCCAGCTTCGGCCTGCGCGATCTGCATGAGGAGCTTCTGCTCTTTCTGCGTGAATCTGCTCACCGGCCCTGCTGCCTCCTCAGGTTCTTTTGCAACTGTGCCTTGTTCGATTGTCGCGATAGGTTCAAAGATTGAAAGATCCTGTTCCTCTCGCTCTTCTTTGATATAGGTGTTTTCTTCTTCATAATTCTCTGCCCCCCTGTATAGCCCTGCTGCCAATAAGCACAAAATACCTGCTAAATATAAAGCTCCTTTCAATCCCCTCATTGCTATCTCCTCCTTTGCAGGAGCTTCAGCCGATCATCATAAGGAACATTAAGGGCGTCCAGCATCGATATGATCTGCCCCCATGGGAATAATTCAGGATTATTCCAATACTTTGAAAACGTGGCGACCGAGATTGTTGTGTGTTGCCTCAGGTCCTCTAATGTCCTTATGTGACGAAGCTCCATGTATTTACGAATCAATGCTCTGAAGTCGTCTCCATTCATAAGCAGTCTCCTTCCTATTGCGACGTCGCAACGGCTCACTGCTTATCGCTAAGTGAGAACAGGTAGTCGATTGTCATGGACGGGAATATGCCATTACGGATTTTTATAGCTTCATCAACTGTGAATGCTCCTTTTCCGTTCAGGTTGTTTGATACTCCTGACCTTGATTTGCCTGTCACTTCCATAAGCTTCTCAATCAAGATGTTGTTTCTTGCCATCTCTGCTTTTAAGTTCGGGTACATGATATTCCTCCTTCCTCTACGCAACTGCGTAACTGATATTCATAAATATATACTCGTATGCGTATATTGTCAATTACTTTTTAATGCACTTGCGTATATTTTTATTTACTTATTTACGCAAGTGTGCTAAATTCCTTATTAGGAGGGACTTTTAATGGGAATAAAAAATAGACTTACATCATTACTCAAGGAAAAAGGAATGAATATTAACGAGCTGGCATCCAAGATCGATGTCACACCATCAACTCTCTATTCAATCGTTCAGAGGGATAGCACGAGGATTGACATTGATTTGATTCTAAAAATAGCTCATGCCTTAGGTGTCACAGCCGACGAGCTTCTTTCAGAAGAAATTAGTCAGGCTGAGTCAGTCGATGTTAATGAGACCAGGTTGTTGATGTGCTATGAAAGACTAAACCAAGAAGGCAGGGACCGCTTACTAGAGCAGGCAGAATTTTTCGCTTCTCAAGAAAGGTATCAACAGAATAAAGATACTGAGGAACTTGGATAACATTATTGTATTTAAAAGGAGGTAACTTATGGCAGGAGTAATTATTTTAATCATTATCATTTTAATTATTGGAATTATTGCGAAAGCTTTACCTTTCGCCCTGGCTGCTCTTGTGATCGGAGTTGTTGCAGGCCTTATTGTCAGGAAAAAGAAAGCTGATGAGAAAGCAAGGCAGGAATGGGAGCGAAAGAAGGAAGAGGATGAGAGAGAATTGGAGCGCCGGAAGGCAAAGGAAGAGGCTGACAAGAGGCGCAAAGAGCAGGAGGAAGCTGCTGCCAGGAAGATAAAAGAAGCCGGCGAGAAGTTTGATGCTCTCCTGTCTTCCATTCCGGCTCATGAGGTTGTCGTGGATCCGGAGGCCAAGAGGAAGCCTTTGAAAGATTGTAAGAAGTTTGGCCCTGACATGAGCAATGTCACAAGATCCTCTAACCTTAGTAAGCTCTCCGACTTCGTGGCCATCGATACAGAAACAACAGGCCTTCATTGTTCTAATAATCAGATTGTAGAGCTGACTGCTATCCGCTTCAGAGAATGGGAGCCTGTGGAGATATTTACTACTCTTATCAATCCCGGTCATCCAATCCCGGATGAAGCTTATAAGATTCATGGAATAGCTGACGAGATGGTTGAAGAAGCTCCGAGCATTGCTTCAGTAATCAGGGGCTTCGATTCATTCATTGGAAGCGATAATCTCGTAGGCCATAACCTTCCTTTTGATCTTGGATTCCTTGACTATGCAGGAAGCGATTATTTTAGCGTTAAAAGAAAATACTATGATACTTTGAATCTGGCCAAGCTTCTTGATCTGTCCGTCCGTGATAATAAGCTCACTACATTGTGCGAACATTTTTATATAAGGGATAATTCCTCGGCTCATAGATCCGCCTCGGATGCTCTTGCTGCAGGATTATTGTTCAAGAAGCTTGTAGACCTGAAGACGGTCTGAAAAAACATGGCAATTTTGTGTCAATTTCATGGCATGTACAGAAAGGAGGTTTTGTGCTATGGCTAATGCGATCAAACAGAAATCCGGCGCCTATAGAGTGCAGGCCAAGAAAGTTGTTGATGGCCAAATTATAAGAAAGTCTTTCACCGTCCATCCTAAGGAATGCGGAGACGACTCCAGGATGGCTAAGAAGAAGTGCGAAGCGCTGGCTAAAGAATGGCAGCTCTCGAGAGAAGATGATCTGACAACGATCACTGTCGGAAAGGCCATTGATAAATATATTGATGACCGCTCAAAGGTCCTGTCTCCTTCCACGCTTCGCTCATATAGAAATTATAAAAAAGATTTTTCATCCATCTTAGGGATAGATGCTATAGATATCAATACAACTCATGTCCAGCGCCTTATCAATGACATGGCCATGGATCTTGATGCAAAGACCATTAAGAACAAGGTAAGCTTTCTTTTATCCGTTCTTGATTATTGTGGGAATGATAGAAGATTTAAAATAAGATATCCTCAGAAGGCTAAGCGAGAGCTTCGCACTCCTGACACAGACGATGTGAAGAGGCTTCTTGATAATGCCAACGACACAATGAAGGCTATTATCTGCCTGGCTGCTTTTGGTACCCTGCGCCGGGGAGAAATTGCAGGCCTGAAATATAAAGATATCTCCTTTGATATGAAGAAGATCTATGTTCATGCTGACATGGTCATAAGCCCTTCCGGGAAGTGGGTATATAAGGAGATGCCAAAAACCTCCGGCTCCGTTCGTAGCGTGCAGCTTCCTTCTTTTGTCTTTGACGTTCTCCCGAAAGCTTCGAGCGAGGATCCTGAAGAATTTGTCTTTAAACTTGTGCCCTTTACCATTTCAAAGCATTTCGGAGCTCTTAGGGATAAATGCGCAGTCGATTGTTCGCTCCATGATCTGAGGCATTATGCAGCATCATTCAGAAGTGACCTCAATATTCCTTCGAAATATATTGAGGAAGTCGGAGGATGGACTTCAGATTCACATGTCCTGACCTCGGTTTATGACAATGCTCTTTCTTCCTCCAGGAAGAAGTATATTCAGATAGCCAATGCTTTCGTTGAGGAGAATTACCAGGACATTGTTTTGAAAAAAGTGCCCTAAAAAGTGCCCTAACAGTTTTATTTTTTATAATTTTCTTTTATTTTTTAAAAATCATTTATAATATTTAAAATTAAAAAATCCAGCACTGATGCGATTTTGAATCTCTTTTCGCATAGTTGCTGGATTTTCTAAATAACGGAGAAAGCGGGATTTGAACCCGCGCACCGCGCGAACGGTCTACACCCTTAGCAGGGGCGCCTCTTCAGCCACTTGAGTATTTCTCCATGCCTTAATCCCTCTACCAATATGTGGTTGTGAATTCCTGTGTCTCAGCCATTAGCTAAGACGCAAATGTAATTATACAAAGACCTAAGTGCTTTGTCAAATCTTTTTATTTCTTTTCTCTATTAGGTAATTTTTCAAGCTTAATGCAACATAGTGTTCTATTTACTCTGACTGTAGTGCTGTGTTGCATTTATTCTGGAGAATAAATTCTTTTAAAAAGTGGATACGAAAAGAATGTCGTATCATATGGATGATGTTTTTTGCTTATGACACGCATCAAAAAAGCGCTCACATTTTTAATGTGAACGCTTTCGTTTAGGATAATTGGTTTAGAGGGTCTGATACATGAAGATGCATCCTCTATCATAGCGTGGGCGAATCAGTTTATGCGTACTTTTCTCCTGTAAACGATTCAGTCTGGTGAAACCATAATTCTGATACCGTTTAATCAAACCTTCATCAGGTAGTGCAAAAATATAGATAAACCTGATTCCGACATAATCCTGCGCGTCTCGGGCAATAGGAAGTACACAATACTTAAAGATTGAGGCTCCCAGACCTTTCTGTTCGCCATGAGCTTGAATGTAGCTGTCATTTACAGCAAAGTTAGCCAACTCCACTCCGGGCACTGTATCAAACTCCTTGGTGAACAGCCTGCGTGACGGATGTACAGCAATATATCCTGCCTTCAAAGCAAAATAGCCTGCAAGCTCATCTGTCTCTTTGTCAATTACCAAGTAGACTCTTGCATTATGCATCTCTTCGTCATACAACGCGGGAGACACAACTTTCCCATCTGCTGTATCGTGGCTCAGATAATCAGCTAAAAATCCGCCACCTTTTCTTACTGTAAATAATCTCAGTTTTTCTATGTCGTCACCAGAAATATGCCGACAGTCAAACACTTTAAAGAAATCTAGGCTCATTTTGTCTTACCAGCCAAACGTATTCTGAGATATTCGTCAGCCTCACGGTCCAGTTCTTTGTGATCTGGGCGCGGCGTATTCAGAATAGTTTCGATAATGCTTTCGCCTATCCTGCCTCGTAAAGCACCCATGTTAGGTTTGTAGTACCTTACTTCCTTTGATTTTGCCATCTGTATCACCTCACTCATCTGGCTTTTCCTCCCTTCCTAAAAGATTTTATATCAAATAGGGGAGTCCAAGCCTCGCCCTACTGATAACTGATTAGTTACTTTCAGGCGATTAACCTGTATCCATTTGTTTCTCCGTTACTATCTTACATAAAAAGTATACATTATAAGTATGACTAAAACGTACCAAGATAAAAACGGAACGGTTCTTTTCTTTTAAACCTGCCAATCTGACACCTAAAAGATGAAACCCGTATTCTTCGCCCAGTCTAGCATCGCCACTTGGCTATCTACTGTCGCTGCACGCATAAACGAAGTTGCTTACGGTAATCCCGTATAGCTATAACACAAAATAAGAAAATATATGTGTATTATAGCAGATCAAGCAGACTTGGCAAATTTGCTCTTCTTTGAAAATAATGTTACGAAAAGCCATAGTCAGATACACTGTTGTCTATCTTACTACGGCTTGTTTTTACGAGTTTTACTATTACTTTATACAATTATAGAGTAGCACAAATCAGCCTTGTTTTCAATGGGGTTGCAGAATATCGCCAACTGCTCATTTCGAGAGTATGGTTTTTGATATGAATTACTTCTTATATCTTTTATCGTTCTGAATAATACACTGATAGTAAATATCAACCGCAAAGCTAAATCTGCCCCCTGTTCAGCGAGAGCTTTAAGCACCTCGCTGATAAGCAGGTCATCTTTAAAGAGGTACGAATCCATCTCCAAAACATTACTTATCACAGCCAGTCGGGATAATGGCATGTCCTCTTTTCCGTTTTCAATATCAGATATAACACTTATACTTACACCTATTTCAGATGCAAGGTTTTCCTGCGACCACCCTTTCTTCTTTCTAGCTTGCCTGATCAAAAGGCCCACGTTTTTCTTAAATTTTACTTCTATAAGAGTTTTTCTATTCTTATTCAC